GAATTTGTTTTTGTTCCCCAAGTTCCAGCGTTTTCGCCGGTTGCCATTAGCTCTAAGCCAAGATCTGTAAATGTTGATGCCATAATTTTGTACTCCTGTTAGCTTGTTAATTTATATTACTTATATGCATAAAGTCAACGATTTTTAAACATGAGTTATCGTTGTATATCCCGCACCTTGTGTTGCAGAAATATCTGTGTAGTTAGCGTTTTGTGTTGCAGTAATATCTTTATATCCTAGAGTTCCTACGCTACCAACACTAGATGTTGCAACAACCCCTGTTAATGTAATTATTTCAGTTATACTGGGGGAAATAGAACCTACTGCAGACGTAGCAGATAACCCTGTTAAAGGTACTCCTATTTCAGGAATCAAAGTTCCTAAAGCAGATGTTGCTGATACCCCAGTTGGGAATACTATTAACCCAAAGCCAACTGAACCTAAAGCAGATGTTGCTGATACCCCAGTTGGTATAATTATTTCAGTTAAACTAGGTGAAATAGCACCTACTGCAGACGTAGCAGAAACTCCTGTTAAAGTTAATGAAGCATCTGTTTGTGGAGATAGTGAACCTAATCTAGATAATAGCAACCCTTGTCCAACTAATCCTACTGTTTGTGCATCCAATGAGATTGCACCTACTGAAGATGTGGCTGATACTCCAGTTAAAATATGTGCTTCATTAATATTAACAGATCCAACTGATGATGTTGCTGAAACCCCTGTTAATGAAATGAAATTTTCTACTGTAGTTGAAAGTGAACCTACCGCAGAAGTTGCACTGGATCCTGCTGGTGTTAAATTACTTCCAGCAAAAATAATTAAACTATTGAGAGTAGTTGAAAGTGCTTGTCCGGCTAAAGTCAATGAAACATCTGTTCGTGGAGCTAGTGCTCCTACTGAAGATGTAGTGGATAAACCTGTTAGTAAATGTGTTTCATTAATATTAACTGCACCTATAGAAGATGTTGTTGAAAGCCCTGTTGGAGTTAATGAAAGATCGGATCTTGCAACGGGTGAACCTAATGCAGATGTAGCTGAAACTCCGGTTAATGAAATAAAATTTTCTACAGCAGTTGAAAGTGCTCCTACTGAAGACGTTGTTGATAAACCTGTTAGTAATACATCAAGAGAAGATTCTCCCCAATTTTCAAAACCCCATGTATCGGAACCCCAACCAATGTTTGGAATAATTTCAATAGAAAGAGATCCTGTTGATGATGTTGTTGAAAGTCCAGTGAGAGTTAAATCAACGTCTGCTTGTTCGCCGTACGCGTTCTGTCCCCAGGTTGTACCGGATTGATTCCAAGTATTAGCCATAAGGAGTAACTCCTTATGCTATTCTAAGTATAGCGTTTGATGCGTCTGCTGCTGGAAATTCTATTGTGAAAGTTCCACTTGTTACAGTTTTATCCCCACCAAATGCGATAGCACAAACAGATGGATCACCTGATGCAGTATCATTAAAAATTAAACAACCGTTAGCTGTAAATGAAGCTGATGTAAATGATATGTTTGAAAAATCACAACACGCTGTATCACCAGATAAAGCCGGTGTTACATTTGTTAACGCTGCACCTTTAGTAGTGTAACCATTACCATTAGCTACTTCGTTAGATGTAGTATACGCAGTTGTTGTTTTATTTAGTGTCGCTGAACTTGTGTACAACGCTAGTCTAAAAGTATTTCCACCATTTGTGAAATTGTGAATTGCTCGTAATGCTTCTGTTTTAAAAGTGTTACAAACTGCTGATGTTATTGCCATAATTTTTATCCCCTAATTAATTTAGGGTGAAGGTGATTTGACTTGTATCCTGACTGTTCCGTCAGTGTAATCGTCTCTTCTTCTTCTCCCCAACTGCATTCCTGCAAACTGTTGTATGCCTGTTTTATATCTATTTTCATAGTATGTCAACATATCCATTGGACCTTTTAAGTAACCAAATGCTTCAACAAGGCAGGCATGTAACAGACCTTGAGGGAAATAACTACTTATATATGTGCTTGTATTAGCAGCTGATAATCCAGCTGTTTGCTTATTATAATATATTCTAAATAAATAATTAACGTCTGGAGTAGGTGCTAAATAAATAGAACCTGAAGTAGTATCAGTTAATCCTGTTGCTCCACCAAACATAGCATAATACTTAGGTTTTCCAGTAACATCTTGACCAGTTAAATCACCTTCTGTACCAGTTAATCTCCCTATATATTCAGCTAAATAAGTTTGGTCTTTTTTCTCTAACCAAGTACCTGTTTCAGTTGAGTTATTTACATTAAATACTTCAACACCTCTTATAAATAAAGCTCCCCCTGGTGATCTTATATTATTTACATCAGCTGCCATTGTTCCTTCTTGAACAAATCTATCTGAATCCATGGGGCAATCGATATTAATTCTATGTTCAGCAGACATAATAAAATCATCTATAATAGCTTGAGTAAAAACTCCGTCACCTACTTCTGTGTAGTCTCTAATTGCTGTTGTAAGTGTTGCGTAAGTATATGCCATAATTAAGCTCTATCATTAATGGGTCCGATTGTACACTGTAAACCGCCCCCTGTTTCTGTGGATGTTGCATTACTTGCTAACGTAACATTTACACCATCAAATTGAGTTGTGAATTCAGGTTGACCGGTACCTTGAACTTGTGTTTCATTTAAAGAATCTACTTTATAAGCACCAAAAACTTTAGCCCCAATAGGATGAGTTCCTGCTGTTGTACGTTGTGGTGCAACACCTCTGTAAGGTGCGCTTGTTCCTCTAGTACAACCTGTGAAATTATCAAAGTTTCTTCCGGTATATTGTATGACTTCATTTTGAAATAAACCTGTAACTGCATTTACTTTTTCTATCATAATAAAACCTGAAGTAGGAAAATGTGTTCCTGTCTGTACAGTAATTGTTGTATCAGTAAGTGTAGCAGCTGTATCTAAAGTTGTAGATAATTCTAATGCAGGACCTGCAGCACCGGTAACAATAGGTACTCCTCCTACTGGTGACTTTACATTTCTGAGTCTAACAAAATCATTAACTTGCAGATCACCGTTTGGGAAATCTATTTTTAAAGTTGTGTTTGCAGCCGTAGTAGTAATTGGATTATTAGGTAAAAAATCTTCAGTTGCAAATTCTGTTCTTGCAGGTCTTGCTTTTTGTAAAGCTTGTGGATCTGCATTAGTTGGCTTTGGTTGTAGCTGTGGTTGTTTAGGTTCGTACTCTGACATATGCACAAAAGCACCATTCCATTCTGTAACCATTTCATTGTATGGAAAAGCCATACCAGATCTATCTGATATCGCTAAAGCAAATTTACCTTGTGCAAAACTAGACATTAGCTTAGTCCTGGAAAATATATTTTAGGAGATATGTAAGTAGAATTAGAAGAACCATCTTCAGACTCAGCTCTTTTTAATTCATCTTCATACAATAATTTTAATTCTTGAACTCTTTGTGGTGCATATTTTAAAGCTAGATAATAAGATAAACCCATTATCATACAAGGTACAAATCTGTAAGGTACATCTGTTGCATTTGTATATGCTCCTACATCGTCAATTCTTTTTGTGTAATAGAAATTTATAAAGTCCCCTGCTTGTGAACTACCTGGTGTTAAATACAGAGTCATCGTAACCTTATCAACAAATCTTTGGACCCAATATTGAGTAGGTAAACCTAAAGAAGCTTTATTAGAAAATGCTTGATACTGAGATCTACTGATTCTTGTCATAGGTGTATCGATACTTGTAGTATCTACTCTATAGTTTGCTTCTTGGATATCTGTCATCCCTCTTGGTGATTGTGCAACAACATCAGTTTGAGCATGAGTTGCAGCCGTAGTACCATTAACTCCTCTAACACATCCCGTTAAATTTAAACTAGAAATTCCTGTGTAGGTAATATCTTCAGTACCAATAATTATATTTCCCGATGTTGAAAGACCAACAACCGAGGTACAGGGAACTGTGTTCTGTGTGCTATTCATTACTTGTGATAATGTTGTAGATACACCACCAGATACACCATCAGAAGTAGATCTAAAAAATGTGTATACTGCTTGTCCGTTTACTAGAGTTACGTTTTGATTTTTTACTTCCCAAAATTGTAAACCTCTATTTCCCCATTCGGAAAATAAAATGTTTAAAGATCGTTTAGCAGTTTTTAATTGATAGCCAGATACACCTTGAA